GATGCACTCGTCGCAGTATGTAATCTTTGCGCCTTTTGGCAGGAATTGGGTCGGTTTATGCCAAAAAGTGCGGACCATAAGCATGTTCTCAGGAACCCATGAGGTATTCTGAGAAAGGTCGTACTGAACGCGGTTGTTTACGCCTTCAATCTCTTTAGCTTTCTTTGGATAGAGTACCTTAACTTCTTCAACGTGTTTCCACTCGAGAGTTTCGCACCACTTCGCTTCTTCCCAATTCTTAGCGTCAGAATCTACCAAAACATCCAATGCGGTGTAGACTTTAACGCATACGTCGCCGATGTGTGGCGCTTCTTTAAGGTTTTTACCTGTAGGCAAGCCTTCGTCGTTCAACTCCGGGACTTTGCCTTCGCCGTACTTCTGCACAGCTTGTTCCCATGCGGGAGATGTCGGTCCGGACTGCGGATCCCAGTAAACTCCCATGAAAGATGTGCCGTACAAGAAGGTAACGCGGTCAGTCTCACGGTGGAGCCGGTCGAGGTCGATCTCTTCTGAGCGGGCATCGAGGAAGATTTTGCAGGCCTTAGAGTTGTTGATGTCCTCTTGCTCTGACATGTTGCGGGGGATAAGGGCGACGTTTACTTTCTGGCGAGATACCTGGGCAACACGAGCTTCAGTGTACTCGAACGCCTTGTTGACTTTGATGCGCGGCTTCTTGTAGGTAACTCCACGGTCACGACTCGATGTATTAACAACACCATCGCCGTCGTCTCTTAAGTTTTTGTAAAGGTTGAGGTGGCGGCGGTACACCTGAAAGCGCATGTCCGCTTTTTCGTAGTGGCGGTTAAAGTTCTCATTCAGCCAATTGAGAGTTTCTTCTTTATTGTTTGGATTTTCGCGAAACTCAAACGGAGTCTGCGCTGCGGAGTAGAGGTCTTGGTCTGTGAAGTCGTCAAACGAAGCTAACGCCATACGTTATTCCTTTAAAATGTTCTAGGCTCGTCAATTTCCCCGTCCGACTCTTCATCGCTATCTTGCTTTAAAGCGTCTTCGGGTTTCTTCTTTTCAGGCATCAGAGGACGCCATTCAATTTGGTGTGTTGAGTTTCGGAGTCCAACAACGTACATAATACATCCCGCCGCTGCCACAAATGCCAGGACGGATAGGATAAGTGACAAGACTGCCACGATAAATGTCCAATCATTCATGCGTATGTGCCCTCTGTTTCTTCATCTTCATCTAAATCTTGGTAAAAGTCTAACCCAATTAGTCCTTCATCTGCAAACTCTGAATCATGCTCCGGCACCCAAATCCGACTATCGGGGTCGCGGACATATCTCTCACGCGGAGTTGTGCGGAGGTTGGCGGCATTAAATAGGTAGCGAAGGGCGTCGATGATGTGGTCATTCTTCTTGGGGATCTTGCCGTTATCGTCGACAATGTAGTTACTTATCTCCCATACAGTCCACTTACACTTCTGCCCAACTTCAAAAAGACTGGCAACCATGAAGTCTTTGATGACCGATAGCTTATTTTCCTTATCGTTCAAGTCCTTCGTACACGGCATAAGTCCTTCGCCGTATTCCGCTGCTACCTCATTGGCGAACCACTGGGCAGCGTAGTCGAATACCTTGTGGACTTTGTGACCGGGCACTCCAAACTTAGCATACATCTGCATGGCGCGTGGGTATATCTGCTTGGTTGAGGTTTTCGCCTTGTCCTTCTCATATATCTCGTCAAGGATAACGACTTTCTTTGAGTATTTGTGGACCGCAGCAAAGATAACTGCAAAACACACGACAGAACCAGGGTCGAAGATTTGGTAGAACTCGTAGTCGCGCTGATGTCGGCGTATCTCGGCTTCAAGTTCCCCTTCCGGGCGTACGTGTCGGGTAAACTCCAACACTTCCCCGCTGACTGGGTTGGTCTTTGCTGGCTCGAACATAGGGAAGATAGAACGGGCGCCACCGCGTACGCGCTTTGCCTCATACTCTCTCAGCCATACGTGATGATCGCCACGGGAGATTAGACGTTCTTTCTGACGATCCAGCCATTTTGCAGGAATGTGGGGATTGGTCCAAGTCGGCATGTTGAAATAGTCGGATTGATCGTCAGACTTAAATTCTTCTGCAAGTCGGCAGAATAGGTTTTCCTCAGAATCGGGTGGAGTGCCGACAATGTACATCCATGCGTCCTTAGATGCCAAGTTCGGCTCCATGACGTCATAGAATCTGGGGTCAATGTCCTTAAATTCGTCGTAAGCAAGTCCATGTGGGTTGATACCGGCGTATGATGGCCAGTTATCCGCACCATCTAGCTTGATGAATGACCCATTGTTAAACACCCGGCGCATATCTTGTTCATAGTCTTTGTAGACATACCGAGCCGTGACCTCCGGTGTGAGAAATCCTTTGAGTCGATTGTTTTCCCAGATAAGTTCTCGAGCTTGCTTGATGGTTGGTGCGATGAAGTAGTAGTGGTGATTGGGATTTTGCATGGCTTCACGATGCAGTAGGTACAGGACGGACTCCGTATTGTGGGTGGGGATCAGACTTTTCCCAATAAGGTAAAGGTGGCTGTTTCCCGTTACCGAAATGCAGCGCATTGGCTCCGACTCTACTGGCTCTACCGAAACAATTGTGTGGTGCAATGTCTTTTTGGGCATTGATATTTTGCCCAACTTTCTACTCAATCTAAACACGGGCATGAGGGGTTGGAAGCAAATTCGATAGCACAGTTTGTGCTGCACTCCGTATAGCTTCCCCCATCTTTCTTTCCTAATTGGCTTCATCCCAAGGGACGCGACTAAGCAGAACACCGCGTCAGCTAGAGATTTATTCGTATTGTCAAAGCAACAATGGTTGCCGGATTTATTGATTGTGCCGTCAGTATCCATTAATCCTTGTAGAAGCGCCAAGCGTTGCTCAATGCTAGCCATAAGGTATTCGGCGGGGACGTGCTTATTGTCAACAACGCCTAGTGGACGGAGGGCTTGCACCAACCCGCGGGCGCCGTGCTCTTTGTGGGTGTAGCTTGTGACCGGGTATTGTTTGTTTATGTATTCTACAATCTCTGCGTCTACTGAAGTAAATCGGCTTGAATCCTTAGACCCATCCCCTAACCACACGCCTAATATATAGGGGTCAACAGGAAGTTGGGACTCTGGAATCCATACTGGCTTAGTGTACGGAATAGAGTGATTGAACTCCTTGCCGTGCATCAGACTTTCTTTAATCTCTTTCGTGGTCTTTATCGTCGGAGTCTGTGACCCTGGAAACCGACACTCCGACTTCCTATTAAGCTTGGTGTGGGTCAGCCACCTGTGTTCCGCACAGGCAACAACGGACTCTCCATTGCAGAATGTTACGCGGTACGCTTCAGGGCTGTAGTTGATTGGAGATAGCCCAATAACTTTTTGAGGTTGTCCCCGCTCATCGTAGACAATGTCGCCTTCCTTGAGGTCTCCGTACTTAATAAATCCTGAGGGGGTAAGGATGTCCTCACTTAAAGCTATTTGCTTACCAAACTTACGTCCGCACTCTACGAAAATGCGCTTTTTCCCACCATACAGTAGTGGGCGGAGGACTTCTATCTGTCCTTCATGCGGCGTCCACCCCGCGGCAAGGTCGGTGATAACCTTTGCCGTTAGCTGGATCCTGGAATTGTTTACATCCAAACGTCTGACCCATCAATCGGGCTACGGCCAACAAGCTTTTTTGGCTTATCCTCTTCTTCTTTTTGGCTTACAGCTTCTTCGATAGCGTCGAGTACATGCTCCGGGAGGTTTGACTCCACGATGTTCTCACGGATCTCTTTTGGCAAGTCGCTCTTTGCAGGGCGTCCACGCTTCTTTGGTTCGTCGCTCATAGTCTGACTCCTTTATCTATCAATTCGTTTAATGGCAGGATTGCTACACAGTCCTTACGGATCGGACGCATACGCACCATCCCTGACTGCTTTAATGTATCTGACCCACCACCAGCTTCCAACATCAATTTGTCGGATAGCGCGATGGCAATGTGGTTGAGGGAGTTTAGGTCTTTGCCGAAGAATAGGATGTCGCCAGGTCCGGACACCTTCTGCCCTTGGACATGTGAGTGCAGTTTGTCGAATAGCTGCTGTGAAGACATAGCATTGTTAATGCCAGATGACACGATGCCAATGGATTCGAGGAGTTCTTGCACAAAGCCACTACAATCATAGCCAGAGTCCTTCTTCAGCTCTTTCCCACCCCAGACATAGTGAGTGCCGATGAAGTGTAAGCCATATCCAATCATGGCTTCAGCTCTATCGTTAAAGCATATCCTCATCTTCATCCTCATTTGTGGATTCCTCAGAAGTTATCGGTTTTCCATAACCTTCAGTAACATTAGTATATTCTGCCGGGATTGCGGGGGCGAAGGGGTCGGAGCGCAAGATGTCTAGTGCCTCTTGTGGCGACAGTCCTTTGATCTCTAGGACATTGGTATTGTGGGTTTCGATGGATTGCTTATCGCCATACCGCTCAGGGTTATCTACTTTCGCCAACCATTTATAAGTGTCGACCGCTAGCTTAACGCCAGGGACGTCATCTTTGTCATGGATGATTGGTCGGCCTTCGGCCGTTGTAACAAGATTGACTACATTACCTACCCATCGTTCTGCCCGCATTGCCCTAGCTGAATCAACTTGAGCAGAGAACTGTGGGTTTTGGGTCATGTGAAGGATAAAGGACATCATTGGAATGTTGAGTGCTTCACATACATGGGCTTCGGTCATTCCGGCCACTATGCGTTGGAGGATGTCTTCTTCCGGTATTACGATTAAGTCTTTGCCCATGTCGCTGCCGCTCCCATAATAGGTATCCTAATACCCAGAGTAGGTAGGCGTCTAGTGAATTTGATAGGTCGGTCTAGTAAATAGAAAGTGGCGGTCGTGAGATTCGAACTCACATATAGGGATAACAATATCCCGGCTTACCAGTTGCTTACACCGCCACAGGTATATGATAGGTGTTAAGTTTTCTAGCCACAATACTTAACTGCCTGAGTGAAGTAGTCGGGAATGATATTTTGATATAGGAAAAAATTTGTATGTCGAAGTGGAATTGTCGGGAATGATATTTTGATATGGGAAAAAATTTATGTTGCGTATATACCCCTCTACTCCACATCATTTACCTTGTGGGGGGTACCCTGCACTCCGACACCATCCAACCATTACACCCTGCACCTAAGCACGTCAGCTTCGCTGCCCTGCCAAGGCAAGAATATACGCATCATCATTGTCTATCATGTCGCCATGACTCCGTGACATACCGCTCCACATAATGCCACATGCGACGCTCCTCGGCATTGCATCTCCATCGTACTAAATAACATCCCATCATGGCCGCTGCCCTTTCCGGTAATATACGCAGCTCAATTGCTTTTTGGAATATACGCAGTAGTTGTGGTCTCATGTTCACAGAATATACGCAGCTAAGTTATTTGTCCCGGAATATACGTATTATCAAAGTTAACTAGAAATATACGCAGTTAACTTAATAAGCCGCAATTTGCTATTTTGCCATAGCTCATAATTTTATCCCTAGTACTAATACATATATTTATATTTGAGATAAATATATATGCGTGACTTGGTGAGTCTGTTTGGTAACAACTATTTTATTTTCAAAACACACATACAGAGGTGTGTATGTGTGTAATGAGCAACACAAAAAATTAGCAGCAAAACATCATGACACACCGTGTTGACGCATAGCGCATAATCTTTATATTTAGCCTTATTTCCACTACTTACCCCCTAACTACAATCTACCCCCGGATTTCATTAAGCATGTGGGGTAGAAAGCAACTTGACGTGCTTAACCGTATCGTGATAAGTTTTCCTTGCCATTTACCGATCAGGTAACATGGCAGGGCAAGCAACAACACTTAACAGAGGAGACTACACATGAAATTCATCATCCGAGATTGGGCCGGCAACACTTGCTTCTACGGCAAATCATTTAAGTCATTCGACGATGCCGAAAGTTTTCTATGCACAACTCTAGGTGACTCGTACGACACTGACCGCGAAGAATACTACATCGAGAGAAAGCCACAATGAAAAAGACAACGTCACGGGCATACAAGAAATTCGCGACGGCAAAGTTAGAAGAAATCTTGGCGAATGAAGGTGTTACCGACGCCGGGACTGCTTACGATCATGCGCTTGAGGAAGTCGCTGCTGAATTAAATCGGCGCTACACCAAGCAAGACGCGCATGAGATGGAAGTAGCGTTAGTAAAACTCCGTCAATTCGATTTTGAAGTTTACAGCTATCCACCGCCTATTGGCTTTACTGTTCCACCGATCATAGAAAACGAACTTACTTTTTAAACTACACTGGAGAGAAAATTTTATGAAAACTGAGAAAGATATTTTATTAGCCGTTGCTAACATTGTAGACGAGGCATTGCGTCCCGCCCAAGCTTTCGAGATTATCATGGAGATGGCCGACGTTGAAGGCATTGACTCAAACACTCGCGAGGCTTTACTGACGTTAGTGGACGCTATCAGCGGGGACTTTTTAGAGTTTCTTGCCCTTGAAGGAATCCCAGTGAAAGACAAGATATGGGTGGCGATGCGGGTTTTACCTCGCGAGATAATAGATATTTTCGCGATTGATTGCGCATTTGCCGCAACAAAACATGCTGCGTATTATGCTGCTGCTGATGCTGCTGCTGCTTATGCTGCTGATGCTGCTTCTGCTGCTGCTGCTGCTGCTGCTGCTGCTGAAAGAGAAAATCAGTTAGACGCTCTTACTTACTTGGTCATTAATTACAACGTATAAACTACCACCGGAGACTTTTAACATGAAACCCGTAACATTCCGCGATTACTTAATCTTTCCACGTGAACAACGTCCGGAACTGACCGCGCAAGACATTGATGAAATCGTGGCTATCGTTGGACATGGATGTCGTGAGAAAACACGCAACCGACTCTATTCACTCCTACGCTATGGTATGTCCGCGATGGATAGCCACGGTATTTTTGACCGTCTCGGAAAGTATGACGGCCCACGGTGGACCTATGTCGCCGGACAATCATACACCGATGAAATCCGCACGCTACGCGCATGTATCTTAGGTAAGGTGTAATTATGAGATACGGGGATTACGACAATGTATCAAAAGACCTTAAAAGCATTGCCGAGATAATTAACCGCCAAGGATTGATGTTAGTTATAGATGCTATCGCTGAACACGTCGGGACATGCGCGATTAAATTTAAACTGAGTGAGGATGAAAATCAGAGAGTTATGTCTGACATTTTGAAAGAAATTAAAGAATCAATTTTGGAGAGGGTATAAACATGGAATCATTGCAAGCTAAGGGCAACGGCCCTTTTATTATTAAGTGTCAAATGATCGAAAATTGCATTGAAGAAGTAACTCACATAGATCAGCGCGGCTTTATTTACTGCGCTTGTCATGGCTACACCCGGCGAGTAAGCGGAACACCTTGCCGCAAGATGACTAAAAAAGAACTGAAATTTATTAACGCCGGTCAACCATTGGAGAAATACTAAAATGAAACTCTACAAAAAGATCGACCTATTTTTCAACGGCGACTATTACGCCTCCACCTTGCAGCATAAGACATGCAAAGCAGCGGTCAAGTCGCTATTGGACGTGCTGGAAGTTAGAGACGTCATGTATCTTGGCTTAGTCGACCAACAAATAAAGAAAAATCCGAAAGGATTAAAAGCGAGGTTTGCAAAATGAACCCCTACACCGCAATACACCCGCACCACTCATCGAAGTATCTAACCCTTAAGCGTGACGCCCGATGCGCAGGCTGTGTTGATTACAGTGGGGCATCGCCCGGAGGTCGCGTTAAAATCCCGGTAGGGGCGCAAGTCATACGCGCCACGCTTAATAGCGGGATGCCTACAGAGCGTAATCAGACGTTTCACATTGACTGCTACTTTGCAGCGGTGGATGAAGCGGCAAGGCAATTACTGGACACGACGGCATGGAAAGCCAAGCGCCTAGAGAAACAAATTAAGACGTTGTCGGAGCGCGACTTTGCGTTTGATGACATTCCATTTTAGAAGGAACACAAAATGAACTATGAAATAGAACAATATGTTGGTGAGTTAAAATTCCTTCGCGGTATTTCACAATTGCGCGAAGGCTTGGTTAGCGCGTTTCCAGGCTTGATTGACGGAGAGTCAGACGTCAATGGCGCGGACTTGGTTGACTGGTTATCAAACTATTTACAGGAGTCGCAGGAATGAAAATAGAAAATAAAGAAATTCGCCTGACATTGACTCTCAAGCTTAAGCACTGGAAGACGTTGGAAGGCATTATAGATCAATGGTGTGACGTACGCGCGGATGATTACCCGTTAGAAGTAATCCACATGCGCTTATTGTTGCAGTCTATCAGCGAGTCATTGCCGGACATGCAAGGCGAGTTGATATGACAGCGTTCATTTGGCGCAAGCTAACGTGTGACCAATGTGGAGCCTACTCCCCATTACTTCAACGCGACGATGGCAAAACTATGTGTTTAAGATGTTACCAAGACCATTTTGAGGAGACAGAAAATGTATCAGAGACAGAATAAGCTAACCGTTGACTCCGAATTACTCGCGCAACACGTTCACCATAACCGGACTGTGTGCTATTCCCTATGCAAGTTTCTCTCTCAGGAGCGCATGGACTGGAAGGGCATTATGAAGATTGATAAGACCTTGCCACCGTTCATTAAGTCGACACCGAAAGTCGAGGAGTCACTTATCGCCATCGCGCGCGTGTACAACCACAAGCGCAAGTGGCTGTTAGAACGTGGCGCTTTTGCCAAGTCAGTGACTCCGACCATGATGCGCAACTTCATCCTGGTTAATGATTCACATTGGATTTCTGCCCATGTTACGATTTTGGATAGGATGGAGGCCATGCGGGTGCTAGTCATTGCTATGTCGCCAAAGCCTGAAGCGATAACTAGCAATGGTTACACGCCAGACTTCAGGTGGGACCAGTCCGACCATGATAAAGGGCAAAATTACGGGAGCTTTGTGCAGATATGACTATCGACAATCTTGATAAGCTTGATTGGAAGAAGTATCTATCGAGCAAACAGAAAGCAGAGGAAGCTCGTGTTGCAGCAAAGAAAGCCAACCGTTTGCAACCTGAATCATTGGAAGCACTCGATGAGAAGATCAGCAAGCAAGATTTTCTACTGCTTCATGCCTTATTGATTTTCTTTTTTGATGAAGTGGCGAACAAGTCGTTCAATGATTTCTTGGATGATTACGGATACACGTCAGAGGACTATGTCCGCGTCATGAATAAACACAAACGCTTAAAGGATAAGCTATGAAAGACTTTTTACTTTTTGTTTTGATTGCTTTTTATTTGATCGGTGGTGGACTTGTTGGCGCGGTGTGGGTGTTGGCGGAGTAAAAAGAAAGAGAGACGGTGGGTATCGTGGATGCGGGCAAGCATTTCAGAGGAATTGGGGCTTTTAAACCCCGGCCGCACCGTCTCTCAGCTATCATTCTAGTTTAGATTTTGTGTTGTTGACAACATATATCTAAAGGTAGAACCTACACCGGGCAAGACATTTTCACAGGACAACACACATGATACAAGACCTAGCGAAACATTTAGTCGAATCGGGCCGCATTACGACATCAGCTCGGGGAGGGATGAAGTTAGATGAGCAAAGCATGGCAGGAGTGTTTTCTGCTGCGGTTATCGGTCACATAACTAACCCTTTACTTCAAAAATATGATTGCCTGTTGGATGCTATTGAAAAGCCTAAAAAGTTTGTGGGGGACTTGGCACTAGAAACTAGGAAGATACTGCGTGAAGCCAATAAAATCGACTTTAATGACGAGGAAAATCTCCCTGAAGGGACTATTGAATTGTCGAAGCTTCGCTACGTTCTCGATATGACAACCGACAAGGAACACCTTTACAATGTATCTATCCGGCAGATTTCTAAAATTCTCCCCAGTGCATTGAAGAAAATTCTACCTCCGGAAGCCAAGCAGCAGTTTTTTGAGAAATCGACTCCTTCCATCTTCTCCTTCGACCCTTACGACATCTCAGCAGTCAAGCCTATTGCGTTTGAGGGTATGTCCCTGACACAATTTAATCTCTACGCTCCTCCTCCCTGGATGGATGCCGACGTTGATGGCCATCATACGACACAACCGGAAGATGTATCGCTGCCCAACATCGTTCATGAGTTTATGGAGCATGTATTTCCGGACAAAGCGGCGAGGGATTTTGTATGGGGATGGATGCACGAAGCACTGGTGGGCCGTGCTGAGACGTACTTAGTCCTGAATGGTAAGAAAGGACTTGGTAAAGGGATCTTGGTAGAGACGCTTTTGCAGGCATTGGTTGGGCAGGATAACTTTAAGATTTCTCCTGAGTCGATGCTCACATCGGATTTCAACGCTGCACTAGATAAGGGGCGTCTCGTATTGTTAGACGAAGTGCGAGTCGACACTGATACAAAGCAGAGCAAACTTAAGCGTTACATTAACGCCCGTCAGGCCATTGAGCGTAAGGGGGTTGATGCTGATAAAGTCATCACCACTTACAATTCATTCGCCATCAGCAATAACGACATTATGGACATGAGAGTGTTTTGGGATGATCGTCGCTTCTCTGTTATGGATATGAACACCGTCACACTCCGAGATGCTTGGGGGCAGAAAAGAATCGACCAATTCCTTAAGCTTACCCAGCAGCCAGAGTTTCAAAAGCAATTTGGCTATTACGTCTTCTATCATGCCAAGCAACCAAATCAAGACGCTTTCACTTGCTACAAGGGCAAGCACTTTTATCGTTTAGTCTACACCTCATTGACTGAATGGGAGAGAGTAATTGTCGACATGCTGACTTCGAGAGAGAAAGATCAGTATGACATCAGAGAAGCTCGTACACTCTACAAGGCCAGAGCGGACAATGGTCGCTTCCCAGTTAAACCTCAGAAGATCAACGATTTCTTGGAGTCATACTTACATGAAGGTACTGACAAATTGGGACGACTGGTGGAGGAGAGTGGGTCGCAGACACTTTACCCGTCAGAAGCCTATCTACCCGATGCTACCGACAATTCCACTTCTACTTCAAACTTCTATGGAGACTTGCTATGACCAAGACGAAGAAGATCGAGCCCTTCAGCTATACTTCGACCAAAAGACTTTTGCAGATGTATAAACTTCTCAAGGTTGTCGTCACATTAGGAGAACCGACTAAAGAGCAGTCGGATAAGTTCGAGGAGATAAAAGATTTACTTAACCTCCGTAATGTCAAGTTGCCATGATTAAGTTTGTATTTTTAGATGCGGAGTTCAATCAGACAAGTGAACCGCGAGTTAATCCAGTGTGCTTGTGTTGGGATGGAGAGCAAGCTTGGCACCATAAAGAGCTTGGAGAGCGGATTGCTACCAAAGCGAGGATGGAAGCTTTGCGGGATGCGGGCCACGTCTTTGTGTCTTTTTCCGTAGAGTCGGAAGCCCGCTACTTTCACGCTTTAGGCTTAGATCCTCGGGAGTTCCAATGGATATGCCTTTACCTAGAATGGCGTCAGCTCCTCAACCACAATGCCGACTTGATGTATGGAGATCACCTTAGCGGCAGAGTGACACAGTTTAGTGGCGCTCCTGACTACTCACTTGCTGGTGCATTATTCCGTCTATTGAAAGTTAAAGTCGACACTGACCGCAAAGCAGAGATGCGGAAGCTTATCATTAGCAATCCAGCGGAGTTCTCTGAGGAGCATAAGCGGGAGATTCTCGAATACTGTGCCTCCGATGTGACTCACTTGAAGGCACTATTTGCCGCTATGATTAAGAAGTACCAGACAAAGTTCCCCAAGGAGTATTTGGATTCCGGGAAGCTCCATGAACACATGCTACTCAGAGGACAGTACGCTGCTCGTACTAGTATTATGGTGGATCTGGGCTATCCGCTAGATGTCGACTCCACCCGTAACTTCTCTGACTCAGTCAGTCGTATGCTGCATGAGTGTATGTCTGACATCAACGATCAATTCCCGGACATCGTCCCATTCCGCTGGGACATCAAGAAGTCCCTATTCATCATGAACACCAAGCCAATCCGCCAGTGGATAGCACAGCAGCCTATGGCGGACACTTGGGACTTAACGGATGGTGGGGCGACAGGGAAGAAAAAAGAGCTATCGTTGTCTGTGGATGTTTGGACAAAGTTCTTTGACTTCAAGCACAATTATCCAAGGGGTAATTTCGGCGCTCAGATGGTGCGCTATTTCAAACTAAAGCAGTCGTTAAATGGATTCATGCCAAGAAAAGAAGGGGCAAAGACAAAGTCATTCTGGGATTCCGTCGGAAGTGATGGACGTGTTCGACCTTACTTTGGAATATATGGCGCACAATCTGGACGATCTCAACCGTCAGCTACCGGATTTATACCTCTTAAAGCTGCGTGGATCCGTAGTCTCATTCAAGCAAGACCTGGACGGGCCATTGCTGGTGTCGATTATAGCAGTCAAGAGTTTCTACTTTCAGCTCTGGCATCTCAGGACGAAGCAATGCTTAAAGCGTACGAGTCCGGAGACGTCTATCTTGCGTTTGCTAAACAGATCGGAATTGCTCCAAAAGATGCCACCAAAGCAAGCCACAAATTTGAAAGAGATTTATGTAAGTCTACTATCCTTGGCCTCTCATATCTCATGAGCAAAGTCGGGCTTGCCCGCAAACTTACCAACGACACTGGAAAGGAACATACTGAAAATGAAGCTCAAGCACTTGTCGACCTATTCGACGCTACATACCCATATCTTCAAGGCTATCGGGAGGAAATTGCTACCAGATACGAAAGTGACCGTTATCTACAATTACCCTGTGGATGGTGCATGTTCGGCGACAATCCTAATATGCGATCCGTTTCTAATATGCCAATCCAAGGATGGGGTAGTAGCATCATGCGAAAGGCTGTTGAGTTCGCCCAAGACGCAGGGCTTGATGTTATCTACACCCTACACGATGCAATTTATATTGAATACGACTCGGGGAAATATGCAGCGATTGATAAGCTTTGTGAAGCAATGGACAGAGCGTTCCGATTCTATGTTCCCGATAATCGTAAAGCTAGAGCAAATTGTAGATTAGAGGCGGATACTTGGTCTTTAGATTATCCGGATGTTGACGATACGATCAAGACGCCGAAGGGTATGGAAGTCTTACGGCAGAAAGTACACGTTGACGGAAGAAGTATTGATGACTATAAAAGATTCAAGCAATACTTTTCTTTAAGTCGGGCAAGTGAAAACGATCTACTTTAAATTATAAATTCAAGGGCAATTACGCTCTTAATTCTATGGAGAAATTCTATGTCGGGAATCTTTGGTTCAGGTAAGTATGTTCAGGTTGGCGGTAAATCTACATTCAGAAAGTATGATGATTGGGATGCTGGCGATCAAGTTGCGGGGAAGCTGGTGCAGATTTCCTCTGACAAATTCGGCAAGCCTGCCTACGTTCTCCAAGTCACAGAAGCAATGTTCGCAAAAACATCAGAGCAGCCTGCGGTTGGATCTTTGTTCACCCTTAACTCTGCTGGTGGTCTTCAGTACAAGATCACTCAAGTCGGTGGTGTTTCTATCGGCGACATCATGGGCGTCGAGTACAATGGTAAAGCTGTAGTTGAGACTGGTAAATGGAAGGGCAAAGCATGTCACGACATGGACTTCTTCATCCAAAAAGCTGGCTCTACTCCAGTAGCACCACAAGCCGACGCTAACGACGACTTGGTTTAATCACATGACACAATTATCCTACAGCTCTATGAAGTTAGTGCAGTCCTGTGAACAGCGTTACTTCTATCACAAGGTTGCTAAAGTTCCTCATGATGCAGACTATGAGGACAGCGACGCTTTAGGCATTGGTAAAGCGTTCCACGGATACCTTGAAGACAATGGACACGGGCAGTTTCACACTCCCGCTAAGTTCTCTGCTGAAATCCAGGCAAAGTGCGAGGAGTTCAATGTGCCAGAAGAAGCTCCGTTGGTCGCTGCTATGGCGCTGTCTTACATGAAGATGCACAAAGCTTCAGGGCTGTCGGTAGTTGTGTGTGAACAGAAATTAGAGTCTCCGATCTTTGTTGGCTTTATTGACGTTATCTTAAAGGATAACTTCGGGGGCTGGTGGATCGGGGACTTAAAAACTGCTGCACGATTTGATCAATCTCAGAAAGTTGCCACATTGCCTAAAGATCAGCAGCTCAATTTGTATGCCCATTTCGCTATGTTGATGGCACCACACTTAGGATTGGATCCTGAGTTGTTCTTGGGATGCCGTTACAGAGTTACCACAAAGACAAAGTCTGGCATCAAGGAAGGGGAGACGCTTGCAGAGTTCGCTCGCCGAATGGTGGAGAAGGGCTCTGTAGAGTCTTATGACGTCATAATCCCCGTACAGATTATGGCAATTGAGCAAACGTGGAAACGCTTTGAGCTTATTCAAAATCGTGCGGCACAAATTACTAACGGCGAAGCACCAGTGCAAAACTTGGAGTCATGCTTCAGCTACTTCAAGCCATGCCCATACTTCTCACAGTGCCATGGGAAGTGTTACAGCGAAGCTACAACTACGAACGAAATTAAGGTTATGACCAAGGCATCGTTTGATGAAGAAAAGGATATGTTATGACTATGAAGGCGAAATACTTGTCGAGAGATGAAATCCAGGCGCACATATCCAAGAGAGTAAACGGAGATGCCCAGTTAATTTACTACGGACCATCCCATGCCGACTACTTTATTATATGTCCTGCGGTATTCGATGCAGAGTATATGAAGACTTTGGTTGGAACAGAGGCGATAGACCAACTACTCCGATTGGCCGTATTAAAGATGCCGATAGTTAAAGAAGAACTGGCTGCGGTCAGGGAAGCATTGGCTACATGCCAAAGCGAGCTAAAGCAGTATAAAGAGATTATTCAATCTCTAGGAAAGCTAAAGGATATGTTATGATTTGTGCAGTGTCAGACGGAGAAAGAGCAAGGATAGATTGTCCATTTTGCACCCAACCAAACAATCACATTATTAGTGACGGGGTATCTACTTGTTCATCGTGCGGTAAAGAGTATTACTTAAGGTTTTACCGCCAAACAGTTCAGGTTAGGCTGTTTAAACTTGAAGAAATGGAAGGTGGGGCATGAATACCGGGCCATCATTTAAGACAATGTTGGAGTGGTGGTTGACTGATAACTGGGGACCGTTGACAGAGTGGGTAATTCGGTATCACGCAGAGTCGGGACGTAAGTTGACGCAGCAAGAGTGCTTGGACTATGTCGCAGCACTTATTACGGACTTTGAAATTACCGCAGAAAAGTTTGCACAAGAAGAAAATATGTCGCTAAGTGACCTCTACAAAACAATGAAACAAGAACTTGAAACTCTAAACAAAGGGCAAGCAAATGATTGATCTAAACGCACTGGACATCGACACACTCATCGGACAAGCATCCATCACGGCGATTAAGGAACCACTTACTCGCCACATCGTCAGCTTTGGCTTTATCGGCAAAGACGTGACTCAAGTGCAGACGATGATTAAGGACATTGGCGGGAGTGAAACTCGCACAGAGATGGACTACTACTTCATCCCAACACAGGAGTTGGATAAAGCTCTTATTATCGCTAAAGCTATGGCGACGTTGGACTTTATGAACCTCCCATATCCTTTAATGTCAGAACGTGCCCCGGTTGCTAAAGAGGAACCTAAGAATGTCGAAACCCAAAGTAAAGTTAGTGAAGAAGTCGGATCCGAATCATCAGAAGATCAAGGACCGTCAGAGCCAGTTGATAAGAAACCCCGCAAGCCACGTGGTCCCAACAAGCCCAAAGTCGAAGTAGCGCCTAAGAGAAACCCTGTTCAATTGCCTGAAGAGTCACCATCCCAGGACGACCTATTGCCAGAGAAGAACAAGTTTGTTGGTGATTTGTACGACACAAGCAAGCAAGCACATAAGGATGCTTTCATCCTGCTTCTTGATAAAGAGTTCCCTACTTGGCGCACTATGGGCAAGGAGAAGTCTAAGGCAATGTCCGCCGCTTTAGTCGGTCAAGTCTTCCTTAGCAACACTGGCGTAGTGGTAGCATCATTCAAAGAACAAGTTGCTGCTCATGTCAAAGCCGCGCTGGAATAGCGACATTACACCCTACCCCTTCCAACATGCGGGGGTAGGGTTTTTTAATCTCAATCCATACAGTATGAACGCAGATGAAGCCGGAGCTGGTAAGACTCTCATGGCATTGAAGTCTGTGTTGGATAGACAGTTGACTCCTACGATCATATGCCCAGGCTACCTAGCGGCAAACTGGCGTAGAGAGATTGCTAAGTATTGCATCGGAGATACATCCAAGTATCGGATCCAAACGTATAGTCAGACTGCGCCATTCGACACTCGAGGTACGGACTGTCTCATCATTGATGAATCCGCATATATCAAAAGTCCCGATGCTCAGAGAACGCAGAAGGTAGCAGCGTTAGTGCGGGATGGTGGCTTTGATGCTGTCCACCTACTCAATGCTTCTCCGATTAAAAACAGAGTGCCGGACTTGTACCCACAGCTCTGGATTATCTCCAAGTCATTTCGAGAGATGTTCCCTACTTATACATCATTTGCTGGGACATTCTGTGACGAGAAACGTGGGTATCAAGGACACACAAAGTATGTCGGCGTAAAGAATCTCGATCAGTTGAAGACATTGCTAAAGCCATTGATGATTCGTAGGATGATAGCTGACCTAGTTGGATTGCCAGATAAGACAAATAAAAAGGTAGTGGTGAGTTATGGAGAAGATGTTGAGCTTCAACGAGAGTGGGAGAAACATATTGTTGGCAAGGCTGGAAGAGACAGCACAGCGAAGTTACGGAGCGCCATTGCTAAGGCCCCCTTCACCGCCGAGTACGTTTATGACTTGGTTGTGTCTGGTAGTCATCCTATTGTGGTTTTCTCGGACCATCCTGATGCACTTGATATAATCTATGGCAAGCTGACTGAGCGGAGGTTGCGTTGCCGTGTTGTCGGAGCGATTGATCCCTCATTACGACAACAATATGTCGATGAAATGCAGAATGGGGAGATTGAAGTACTCCTCTGTAGTATCCCGGCATTTAGCACTGGGTGGAATGGTACGGCTGCAAGGCACATGGTCTTTAATGATATATGTTGGGGACCGGAAGACCTATATCAAGCAAGTCGGCGAATCTTGAGGATTGGACAAAAGTTTTGTGTTTTTTATCACTTTATTGTTGGCAGCAAAGTTGATGATGCGATAATAAATAATGTAACGGGCAAGCAAGAAACAATACATAAAGTTTTAAATTAAATTTTGAGGAGAAGGGCGTATGGGCGAAGAAAAAGCGAAGCATATGAGGTTCCTTGAAGTGGTATATTACGACGCATTCTATGACGGCATCTTTGTACTTTTTTGCAACGTGGAAATGCTTGGATGGATTAAAACAAAGGATGAGTCCTATATGCTTTTGGAAGTTTCACTAATAACGGACGAAATATGAGCACACAACAATCGGCGCAAGAGAGAGCGGCGGCTTTTGCGTATAAGCATCACTGCGAGTCTGAGTATAACTCTAGGACTGACGACCTAGAGGATGCTTTCCTTGCCGGAGAAATCTCAGGCCATCAACTCGCCATGGAAGAGATGGCAGACAAACTTGTACATTCGTCTCGTGCGCCACTTTTGGCGAAGATCGCGGAGCTTGAGGCGAAGCAGGCAGAGCTTTCAATGCACGTTCTTGTACCATTCGATGAATATGAGAGTCACCAGGCACTCACCGCCAACCTCGAAGCTCAAAACAAAAAGCTGGGCGATGTGGTTTTGGAGATGGCGAAAGCGGTTGATGGGAATGAGGAGTATAAAAAGTGGTTGGGAATAAACCTTGACAGCCACTTCTCAAAAGACATTTTGACTTTCATAAAACAACTCAAGCAGGAGCGGGAGGAATTGAAATGAGTGATTCACCTTTGCTAGATAAATGTTTAGAAATCGAAAGAAAATATCACGCTGATCACGTAGTCAGTGGCGAATGGATTAACTGCATACCCTGTCTCCGCACCCGCCTAGCTTCTGCGGAAGAGGCGCTTAGGTATAATCAATCTCAATTCAGATTTATCTTTAACGCAACAACTAGTGAAGAGGTGGCTTCGTGCGCTGAGTATAGCGGCGTAAAGATTGATCGGTACTTTCAAAAATTCAAGGAGAGTGAGAAATGATGCTAACCATTAAAACCATGATTCAGGTTAATGACAAAGACCCTATGCGCTGCTCCCGCACTTGCCAGCATATTGCAAAAGAGCGGGGTAATTATGTCTGCAAGCTATTCGGAGATACGGATGTAGATACCGGCGAGGATGACGATATTGGGTACGGCTTTGCGCGAGTGCCTGAGTGCATTACTAGCGTGATTGGACAGCCGCACGTTGGCAGCTTTGCGGGTGATTTATGAGCCAGTTTGTTACACTTTTTGTAACATAAGTACCTTAAAAAGTAACAAAGTGGTTAATTTGTAACCTTTAAAGGTAATATATTAAGATAAGGAAATACCCACATGATTTTTGATTGCTCTAAAACGCTACCTCAACAATACTTTGTAGCTTCCCGTATTGCTACGGATTGGCTATTGGATTCCATATCTACTAAGGCAATTGCCTCTATTGCCGGATATACCCATACTGATAAATCTCCCGAGCAGATCGCCCAGTATGTGTCTAAGATGTCGCACCTCCACGACTCTTCAATGTCTCCCGAATGTGAATTAAAGCTCTTGTCAGTGCCCTGGTATAAAAAAGCGTCATACCGTAATACTATAGCAGTACACTCTCACGGCTCTATATCATTCAATCCCAAGTTCCTTGGTCGGGATATTTCCGACATCATCAACACTATTGTCCATGAGTACATGCACTACATCGGATTTAGTCACAAGGGCAATAAGCCTAGTGACTATAATCTAAAGTCAGTACCTTATGCGGTAGGGGCGCTGGCAGAATCTTGGCATAGAAGCATTTCAGTCTAATATCTTTTTGGGGAATCTTGTTGCTATCCTATAGTAATGAAACTCTCTATTATTTCAAATAGTGAAGATGTTGTGTGGCACCGGTTAGATACTCTCATCGACCTATTCTCCCAAATTGACTCTGAACAATACCCTTACTGGTCTGACTTACTGTATAGCAAAGCCGTGGAGCTGCAAGGCCTTTATGAATACCTCATCCTCAACGACATCATGCCACCATTCGGTGAGCTACCCGCAGATTTGACAGAGCAAATGGAAGTCCCGACAATTAAGTAACCGGGAGCTTTGTCATAGATACAATCAATGCTAAGAATCAGCGGGTTCTCATCATACCAGATACACACATTCCGTTTAGTCACATTGACTACATTTGCTTCCTATCAGCACTCAAAGCTAAAGTCTCTCCGGACATTGTAATTCACCTTGGAGATGAAATTGATGCTCATGCTATTTCATTCCATGACAGCGACCACGACGGACTATCTAGTGGGATGGAGTTAGATAAAGCAATCATGGAGATAGGTGAAGGCTTGCATAAGTTATTCCCCAAGATGCACCTTCTAGAATCGAATCATGGTTCAATGGTGACTCGTAAAATGAAGCATCATGGAATCCCAGTGCGAGTGTTGAAGCCACTTGAGCAGTTATACGAAACTCCGTTGTGGTCCTGGCACAATGAGATCCTGCTCGAGACAACATTTGGACCTATCTTTATGCACCATGGGCTATCGCCCAATGGACTTAAAGTAGTTAAAGACCACGGCATGTCTATCATTCAAGGGCACTTCCACACAGTTGCGGGGGTGCAATGGTTTCAAACTAGGTTCCGTCATTGCTTTGCTGCATACTTTAGTTGCCTGGTAGATCGTGACTCCTACGCTATGGCGTACGCTAAGAACAACATCCCGCTGTATCAACTTGGAGCTGGATACTTAGATAAGCGTGGTCTACCATTCTATGTACCGATGAGATTAGATAAGGGTGGAAGATGGATTGGTCGACTATAGACAAGAAGACGAAGGCGATGATTAAGGGCAAGCTGCGGCAGATATTTCGATGGTCTAAAGAGAAGAAAGACTACATGGCAGCAAGGACGTTTAAAGCAGAGTTGGATGGCAAGGTCCGCTCTGTAGTCCATTGCGATACTTGCGGTGTGGTCATGGGGAAGTACAGCAAGGAATTTCAGCTAGACCACATTGTCCCTATAGGGGCATGCAGTCCCCAGATGGTCGCTTTGATGTTCGATACGAGTAATTTTCAATTGCTCTGTACGAGCTGTCACGACGATAAGACTAAGGTAGACTTGAAAGTGTTGGCAGTTAGGGACTGGGTCTAGTTCATCGGGTGGCGCATAAGCACAAACCCGGCATCCTTAAATTTCTTCATTCCAACATTGTCATTGAACGGGATAACTTCGACTTCCAGGATTTCCTGGCGCTTCTTACACATCCAAAGAAACTTATCTAGGCATTTGCCGTACTTCCGTACTGGGTAGCATAGACCCTTGAGATCCTCACAGATTTCGTAACTGCGGTACTCAAAAGCTGGTGGAGTCAAAATCGTCGACGAGCTGGCACAGCTGGAAGTAAAGGTTATCCAAAACAGCACGGCTACGATTCTCTTCACGGTTGTATTCCTTGTAGTAATCTTTCTTTATAGAGTGAAGCCGCTGCTTAAATGCAGCGGCCCTCTTTTGTGGATAGTTCTTTTCGCGTTCTTCCATATAGCCAAGTCCCTTCTCGAGAGCTTTGGCAATAACGGTAAATGCGGAAAGTACGCCTGCTGTCATATCAAACCTTTTGACCTTTAACGCATCCGAAGGTACTCCTAAAGTATGCTAGAAGTTTCCGTAAAGGGCCATATTTTTATATTTTGCGAGAAGACCTACGAACTCTATAGGTCTAAAAATTGGAGGCTTAGTGAGCCGGCACCAGGGTATTTCTACCTAAAAAGGAACTACTTAAAGTCTGAAGGATGCTCTGGAACAGCATCTTTTCACCGGGAAGCGTTGAGCTTGAGTAAGGGTGACGGTCTTCAAGTGGACCACATAAACGGGAATACTCGGGACAACCGCCTAGAGAATTTAAGGGTAGTTTCGCCTATTGAAAACTACCGGAATAGGCGGAAACTAACGGCGGGAGCATCCCAGTACATAGGGGTATCTAAATACACTAGATATAAGGCTACTTGGAATAAATGGAGAGCTTTTATACGGATTGACGGAAAAGCCGTTCAACTTGGGACTTACGCAACTGAGATAGAAGCCGCCAGGGCTAGAGATGAAGCAGCCAAGTTACATTATGGCTGCTTCACTAAATTAAACTTTGAAACCTAAGCGGCTTCTACAGCCTTCACTATCTCGTCTACTTTCTTAATCAACTGGACTACCTCTGCTACGTCTACATCACGACCTTGAGCAAGGATGTCCTGCCAAGCTGAGACTGCTTCAACAATGCTTGGAAGTTGGACAATCAATTCCATAGCTGCTGGCAAGTCTTCGAGGTTTACTTTCTTGTCCGCGCTGATCTTCTTGCCAGCAATGACGAGTTTAGAAAGAGCAACTGCCGCTTTCTCAATTTTATCTACACCTAATGACATATCCCCTCCTTGGGCATTTTATTAATGATGGAAGTTCCATCATCATTCCGCTTTAAAAAACTCTGTCCACACTAAGCCAGTCTCATTTTGGTATGAGATAGCCAGCCACAATTCTTCGCTTTCACCCCAAAAATAGCATCCTACACTTTCCATAACTAATCATGTGCCTTAATCATTACGTAGCCAGCAGTTACACCGACGCCTGCCGTCGATACTCGCGCTCTAATTGCTGCGGCATTAATATCTATTGTCGTCACCTGAACTGTTGATGATGCCACAGCGGTAAGCGGGGATCCGATATTGTACCAGGTCAATCCGAAGTCATCACTTCCCTCAAGTTGAAGCTGGGGAGCTGTCGTTGTGATAGCGCCCACGTTGATGATTAATTGGGTAGCGTTTCCACAATCGCGAGTAAGGAGGATTGGAGTCGTGCTGTTTAAAGTAGTGAGCGAGATGGTCCGATCAATCAACTGACGCTGTGGAAGTGCAGGGTAGCTTGACTGAAGACGGTTAACAGCACGAGTGAATGATGGGGTAGTGCCCCCTACTGTTTGAACGTATCTAATACGGTTGCCGAAGAAAGGAAGGTGAGGGCTTCGGTAAATTCCAGTCCCGGTGATTCTCGGAAAGTCATAGACCTTGTACCAGTTTGTGCCAGTGTCGTCTGATTCCTCGATTGTCACATCGAGAGTTGGGTTTGTTCCGGTCACTACGGTCACGGGAATGTTGACCTGATAACTGATGCCAGAAGTAGGAGTTAGTGTTGCCGTTGTGGTCGTTGTTGTGAGTGCCGCAGAGGCAACATCGGCAACACTTGCGGGAATCCCCAAGGTGGCAGAGGAAACAGTCGTGACCGTTGTAACCCCCGTAACTGTAGTGATTGTACCACTCGAAACCACAACTGGAAGAGAAGACCCTTTTGCCATGCCAGAGATACCGGCAATAACAACCTTCTGAGATGCCCAGTTCGTTACTTGCGCCATTCCCATAGTTAATGTTGTTGTTGTTGCTGGTGCAACTGTCCCGTTCACTGCTCTGATTTGAAGGAATAAGGTAGCGGCTTGGTCTGGCAGGGATTGAATTGACTCTGCTCTAGTTGTAAGCGCAAGGGATGCCGCAGAAATTGCTTGAAGAGAATCAGCAAAAGCAAAGGTTCCATCTTCTTGAGTCATCTCTGCCATGTGCCCCGGAGATACGGTTGTGTTGATAGTTGCAGCAATTGAAGAGTTGGTATTATACCCTCTTCGCTGAGTATCAACCGTCACCGATGTTGCAGTCACACCATCGTAACGTGTTCGCATGTAGTTCCAACCAACAAGGGACAATGTTCCCGAGCCTGTTGCTGGCCATGCCGCCACTGTAAACGTGACCGCTGTGCCTACAACTGAAGCAATTGCGTATCTCCCAGGAATACCGGCGGTTCCTGTGATCTGCTGCATAATAATCGACTGTCCAACGTTCGCTGATGTAAATGTTGTGCCAGGGATAGTGACTGTGACAGACGTAGCACTGTTAATGGTATATGAAAGACCATCACCAATAACGTCCACAAGTTCTACGAAGAAGTTGTTGTTTGCAATACGCTGAGAAAGAATAGCAGACCATCGTGCCGCCATTGCGTCTTTGTATCCCTGCACTGAACGGATAACTGTTTCAGAGTTGACCGTTGTACCCGTGGTGATAACTAAGTTACCGCCTGTCTGGTTGACAGTCATGCCCGCACCCGTTTGAAGTAGGGTAAAGTGGGCGTTGTCTACGTTGTTGGCGATAGCAGCGGAAAATGTTGTTCTATACTTTGACTGTGGAACAATCCTAACAGGCTGAGCCGTAGTATCCTGGTCTACCACCGCCGTACTTGCTAAGGGAAGTCTACTTACCACAGTAGCTAATGAAGAGTTTCCTACGTCTTGCTTTGCTTCCGTCGCCGCGCCCGTGGGGAGTACCTCGGATTGAACTTCATAGATTACCTGTAAGACATCGCCAGCACTCATTGCCGAAGTATCTTTAAACAGCGTTACAGTCGTGCCCACTACGTTAGTGTATTTGAGTGCGGCTGATGCAGTGGAGTAGACTAAATCCCCGGTAGTTTGATTAATGATTGATACAAGGAACTTGATGTTAAACCCGGAAATACCGCTAAGGTTTACAGTACCAACTCCCGATGCGCCTGGCGTAAAAGTATAGGCTGGTGCGATAAAAGATTTCATTTGTGTTCCTTATCCAAAAATTAAAGCGTTTATGATAGATGTATTGCTAATCTCAGCCTGTTGGGCAATAGACACCGGCTTGTTGGCGTCTGAAGTATTATCCACGTTAGACAACCCCACATCCGCTTTAACTAAGGATAGGGAAGTCTTAACTTGAGAGAAAGTTGATTTCTTTGTTGTAGAAGCACTTATATCGTAGATGGGGACCAAGTCCGTAGTATCTACTGTAGGAAGTGCGGTTAATTGGTCTATTCTTCTATCGGCCATAAAGTCCTCACAAAAGTATTTTGTCCACACTTGCGTCTATTAAGAATTTATCCGTACTGGTGTCAATTAGCAAAAAGTCTGTTCCAACTGCGTTTATTATAAAGTTCAACCCAGAAGCCAATGATTGAGGGTCGCCCATTATAACTACTACAGATAAACTTCCCGAGTCCTCTACCGTTACTAGGTATTTACCAGCAGAAAACGATTTCTGGACTTCAACTATTGTTGCCATCAGTCGTACGCTACTAAGTAACTTCCCGCAGAAAAAGTGTCACTGAGTGCCACTTTTGTACTCCCGGAAATTACCGCATTGATTAAGGTTGCAGCAGTAATCGGATCCCCTTTAACTACAGATATAGTTTGACCCGCAGTTCCAGAATTGTCATAAACAATAATGTATTCCCCGGCAGAAAATGTCTTACGGATAAGTACAATTTCATTTGAGGCGGCTAAAGTTGTCAGCAAGCCAGCAACAGTGCCGGGGTCGCCTTTAAGCACTTGAGCTATTTGGGCCATGAGACACCTTCCTCGCCATTTTGTATTGCGTTAGACAGTCTAGCTTTTTCGCGACTACCTAAAGTTTTTGACCGCATGATGTCTTTAATCGCTTTAGCTCTGTCGACATCTTGCTGGATGATACCATCAAAGCGGTTTTGATCGTCAAATGCGAACAAGCCCGGATTTTTATATGCAAACTCGGCAAGCATGGTCTTTAATGCTTTCTGGCTTGTAGTTTGTTCCAGCATAGCCCTGAAGTCGTCAGCAACTTGAGGGCCCTGCGCATTTTGAATCTTCATCAACAATAAGTCTTTGTTGTTGAGTAGAGACCCGGAGTCAGGCAATAACTTAGCTTGGTTCAAGGCTTTGACTCTAGTGAGGTCATATTTCTTTGTAGGCTGCTGCATAACGTAATTGTCCCTGTCTGTTTCTGGTCGTAAGTTCATCATACCAGCTCTAATGGGGATTTCCATCCCCGGAGCTTGAACGAACTTCCCAGCGGCATTTAAGCCTTTTGCCATAAGGGGATTGATGTTTTTAGATGCGGTCATGGTCAAGCCAGCAGTACCAGTTGCCAATGCTCCGGCCAACGGACTACCCAAAGCTCCACCAAGTACCGCCCCCGGAACCGCTGCACCCAAAGCGTTAATTGCCATTTGAGTAAAGCCAGGGCTCTTTAAGTCTTTCATCGGAGTGTTCTCGATTAAAGTCTCGAGATTGATGTATGTCTCTTGAGCTGCGTTCATGCGGCGATAGTAGTCATCCGCCGATACGTTCTTACCCTTAAACTCTGTAGTCTTCCCTGCCAGCTTATTCTCAATGTAATCACCAAGGAAGCGGGAGAGGTCAGTCATCATCTCTGTACGAGCTGCCATCTTCTTGTCAGCGCCGGCCCAGAAAGAGGTAGCCGCTACTTGCTTATTGATGTTTTGGCGAAGTCGGTGAATCTTCTGCAATGACATTCCTGCGGGAATGGCGAGCTTTTCGTCCTGAAGTATCGGAGCGCCTGTTGCCGGATCCACCGCAGTCTCAGTGACTTTACGAGGAGAGCGGGCCTTGAAGAAGTCTTCAAAAGAAGTGCTTTGCTTTGGCTGACCTGTGACTGGGTCAATGTCGAGAGTAGTGGACTTGCCGCCAGAGTATTTACTAAAGGAGTCCGTAATCTTCTCTTCAGTCATCAATTGACCCGTAATAGGGTCGCGGACTTCTTGACTAAAGTTCCTACCTGGGAATGTTTCTGTTGGACCGGATACTACGCCGCCTTCTTTGTAGACTTGTCCTGTAATAGGGTCTACTGAAGTATAGGCTTCTACGTTTTCTGTAACAGTGCGGCTTTGTCCTGGGACGCTGCCCTCTTGCATTTGTGGCACAGTCTCACGACTGCGGAACTGTCTTGTTCCGCCTTGCTCTGTTACTTCTCGAGTGTTCAATACATCGTCGCCAAACTTGCGGGTCTGTACGGTGCTTCCCGGAATGTTTACTGTGCGGCTTTGCGGTCCCTTACCCCAAACAATCTCGTATTCTTTTACAATGGTCCCAAGTGTTTCTTGGATCTCACCCATCGACAACCCGTACTTAGCGGATGTCATGTCGATAAGAGGCATTACTTGTTTGAGTAGGAATGGCTGGGTAAATTCCTTTACAGGAATAAACTCTAGGGACGGGTCTTGTTTTTCAAGCTTGCCAATCTTGTTGTCGAGGTCGTCGGCAAGGTCGTTAATCAAGCCTTTTTGCTTTGCTCCGCGTTTAAACGCAGCAGCTCCGGGTACTCCTTCGAGCCCAGCGGGGATGACTTTCTCTAATAGGCTTCCGCCGTTGATCTTCTTGTAAAGCTCTTGAGGTTTGGTGATGAGGGGCATCAGTTCGTCAGCAGCGAGTTGCTTTGCAGCAGCTACGACGGCTTCTCTGTTGATACCTTGTTTTGCCAAAGACTCTGCGCCAGGACCAAGTTGAGCCAATGACTTAGCCGCGTAGCTCTCCGAAGCTTCTCCAAGCTTCTTGCCGATAGTGCCTTTGAAGGGCATCTTGCTGGCAGTCAATATGTTAGTGGGGTCGGTCACTAATTCAACGCCAAGCCCTGCAGCACCTTTACCAAACTTTTCATACCATGCAGCGTCTTCCGCTGCCGGGTTCATGCCCAAGGACTCGAGGATGTCTCCACCCGTCGGTGCAGAGAAGACTCCTGCGGGGTAATCAGTAGAGAAGATTTTAGAGGCCCTATCACCCATAGCACTTAAGGGGTTTCCGCCCTCAATGCCCGATTTAACTCCGGACCTAGTAATTGCCCCTGGCACGTCTAAAGCGCCCAAGATGTCTTGACCCATGTTGCGGTCACGAATAGCGGCAAGCGGGTCATTGACTCCCGCCATCTCTTGAGCAAAGTCTTCTTCGCTCATTGCCTCATAAGGCTTGCTTGGATCAAACGCCGGTTTTTTTGATACGACTTCGTATGGCTTGCTGGGGTCAAATGGTGGCTTACTCATATTTCCCTGTTTGCTTATTAAGTCGATAGATTTGACCGCCCTGTCTGACTACCTCATCGGGGGTTGCCGGAACTTGCCCCGCCCTCTGTTGCCGCTCTTGAGCAGACTGCAAACGAGCGGGCTTTGCCCCCTTACCCAATGCAGGAATAGGTCTGAAATTAAAGTAAGCCTTAAGCGGCTTTTCAATGTCATTGCCGATCAACCGCTGACTTTCAGAGATAGCTCCTAATTCTAACTGTGCTTTCTCTGTTTCCTTAGCGTGAGCAATTTTAAATAGCGTGTAAAGGTCTTCCCGGTCTGTGGGCTCCAAAGTACCCGTCATGGCCCGCTGAATGACTCGGTTAAGTTGTGCCAATTTGGCTTGGTCGCCACCTACAAGGCTGATGTCTCGGTCAGACAATACGCCGCCCTGACCAAATACACCTTTCTGAATTAACACAGGCAAGCCCGACTCTCCGACCGGACCACCTTCGTTCAGGATGTCAGCACCCCGAATAGAGGTTTCGATGTTATCGCGTAGCTCAGAAACTCGAGATTGTGGCTTTGTGAAATTGTTGTAGGCGTTAATCTGCCTATCGGTCATCTTCTCTTTGGCTCTGGCTTCTAAAGCTACGGCTTGTCTACGGTCTTTGCCGTCTTCTAAGTTGGTTTTTACATTCTTGGGGACTAATTGCCCAACTGCTTGCTCGGGGGTAGCGTACCGGGTCTCGCCATTAGCATCCACTTCATACAGCTTATTGTTCTTAGCTTGTGTCGCAATACGACGATTACGCAACTCGAGAAGCTTATTCTGCAATGTAGACTTTTCTTTCTCATTTGCCATGCCAGCTTGTGCGCCGTACTTAAGCCCCTCTTCTCCGTACCCCGTCAATGCTCCGGCTATTGCCGGTATAGCCGCAGCGATCAAGCTGTCAGTGCTATCTTGAGCATTGAGACGCTTTTCAACTTGCGTAAGCTCATCCTCAACGGGTATTTCCGCCATGTTCTTTGTGGCGTCTTTTTGGCGGAAAAAGTCTTCAAACTTAAGCATGTTGCTTACCTTTTGATTTTCTTAAGGCTCTCTTTATACTTACGATTCATTTCGGCTTCTTCAGCAGATGGATTCTTTGTCATGGCTTTGAAGTCTACAGGCTTGCCACCAACAACCGCAGTTGCATCGACATTTTTCTTCCCAGCAGCTTCATCGAGAATACTGCCAATGACGCCTTTCATTGAGCTAGGGCTCATGGGGCGAGCAGTATCCATTTCGACTGACTTCATCTCAACCGATGTCTCTCCGCCAAGCTGTTTTTGCTCGGCAGACAATCCCATCGGCATTTTCTTCTTTTTTGCTACTTCATCCATGGTTGTGTCTCCTTAACCAAATAGTCCTTCAAATAGTCCACTCAATACGCCACCGCCAGCTTGTCCTTGGAAGGTTGGTTGCTTTGCAGCAATCGCCAAACCTTGCTCAGTGTATTTAGGCTGCAAGCCGCTACGTTGTGCGCCAGCAACCATTTCAGCAGAACGGTTTAAGTTGTTAGTGTATTGGTCATACGCTTGAGCGGCAATCTGTTTATCCATGCCCCGGGAAGCTTGCAATTTTCCGGCTTCAGCAGCACCACCGCGAACACCAGCTTTTGCCAATCCCGCACCCGTACGAGCTACCGCAGCGTTACGCTGTTGGTTGAGGAGGTCAGTGATTGGATTAGATGCGCCACTAGAAAGGGCAAGTTGTTTTTTGAGGAGGTCTTGGAATTGACCGCCGGAATCTGCCAACGTTTGGCCTGTGAGGAGTTCGCCGAGACGTAGTCCTTCATTGCCGGCTGCGGTCATTTGAGCGTCGCTAATTCCCTTTGGGGTTTTGGGTTTTTTTTGCTTGAGGTGGTCTAACCCCGAAGCTGTTTTAAATGCGTCAGTAACACTACCGCCCTGGGCGTATCCTGTTCCTGAAGTGTTAAAAGCTCCCCCAGTCAACGTTCCTGAAACCTGTCCGCCGACATTTTTAACAAAATCCCCGAATCCCATAACTACTCCTTAACCAACATGATTGTCGCATTAACTGCAACTGCACCATTGTTTACCAATGTAATGTACTTATCCGTCCAATTAAGGGGGACGTCGGTTATGAGTCCGTTGCCTTCTTGCCTTAATACTAAACGGTAACGTGGCACAATGCCAAGTCTATGAAACACTCTTTTTGTCTCCCCTGCCGTAAACTCTACATCAATTATCTGACAATTGAAGTTTGACTGTAGGCTGACGTTCTTATTGAAGAAGTTGAACGAGTCGACCATCTCATTGTAATACTCAATGACCGTCGGGAGGTCGGCATCATCCGGAATATCCTTGATCTCCGGGAATGAGCGGATTTGACGGTCCGTGAGTACGGTCATCGCTTCATCCCTTCTTGGATTGGATTGTACTCCAATTCATATCCTTCAATCTCCATTCTCTCACCGGCTACTGCCTTGAACACTAAAGAGATAGCTAAGGACTTATTCGAGGCAAACTTGTGCTTTTGAGATAGCGGGTACGCTGGGTCAATTTCAAACGGTACGTTGGACTGTAATGCTGTTGTAGACTGCCAATCCTGGTATGCGGAAACTACGATATTCCCCGCAGAGCTGACGTCTCGAACAAAGAGTTTAACTTGGGTAAATTGCTTTTCTAGGGATGGCTCCTCAAGATGGATCCACGATGTCGTAATCCAGCTATCAATTGGATTACCTCCAAAGGTTAATCCGGAAATATCTTCTACTTTTAATGAAGCGGTAGCTCCTGGAACGGCAATGTAATACATACCATTCACAAATTGACACGTTCCAGTAAGCCAGCTCCACCTATAGTACTCCCCATTGTTAAGGTCCAAAATAAGGAGGTAGGCTGAGCTGTCAACTGTGTACCGCCATGAAACCCAGTTACGAGTGTAGTCATAAGAAGCTTCCCCAAGTTCCAAAGGTCCAAGGGGTGCCCCGTCGATAGCTTGCCGCTGAGTAGTAGCCTTATAGAACAGTCCGACAATTCCGCCGGACAAGGGCACTTGCGAGGATTGATTAGCGGCAAAAATACCAAACTTGTTAGCGAATAGGACGTTGTCCTGGAGGGAAATGATGTTCTTGTAATCCGTCACTCCGGGCTGTGTTTCCCGGTATGCCCGCACTTCAAAGTTGCCTGTTGCTATGTTGCCGATGACGGTGTAATTGCGCTTTTCTCGAGATAGGAAAACAAAGTTCTCCGTAGCCCCGATGCCGACGATAAGCCCGTCTCGGTTAGTGCCTGGAACAAAGTTGGATAGTCCGTCGATTACTTCGGCAGATGACCCAAAAGCGGCAGAGCTGTAGTAGACTACGGAATCATCCGCAGCCACTAAAAATCCGGCAGACGTCGTTAGGTATTTGATACTCAAGGGGAATACGGAACGAACCACTGTATCGTCAAATGCGTCTTCCAATGCAGGGTAAGGAACAGAAGCAACTACAGAGCTTTCGTACATACTAAAGGGGAAGGTTGACATTGAAATAGTCGAGCCCCCCGAAGGCACCGTAAATGTGTAGCTTGCTGCCATGTACGCTATTGGTCTAAACCCCCGGAGAGTGTACCCGGAATTGATGGACGTACTGACAAAAGACAGCATCCACACGTTAGAGGCGTAGGAAAATTGCGACAAATTAGTAGGGTTGTTCAATCCGCCGGCGATGGCTACTGACCAGTTTTCCCACCCACCAACAAAAGTTGCCCCCACCAATTGCCATCTTTGCGCCGTAATCCACTCTGATTTATCGACCCAGATGTAGACGTTGCTGGAAGTAGTGTCAAAAACTACGTTAGACCCGGCAATAGATTTTACTTGCATAGCAACAAGATAGCCCTTGTTGTACCCCAGATTGTTTGCCAATACTAGGTTGGTCGTCCACTCCGAACTTCCCGGACTAAACTGAATCCAGTTGCCTACCTTTAAATTGTGATCTGTAGAAGGGACAGTAAGCTCCTTCGTCCCGGTATTGTGACTTGGGTTTGATGTTGCTCGGATGTATTTACAATCAAAACCATAGTCGAGAAGTGCCAAATCATTTTGCGGGGAAGGAGACGGAGTGGCTCCGCCCGTTTTTGTAGGATTGAAGGTAATGTTTCCTGCTGCCGGAGTGTTGGCGTAGAAGCTAAAGTCTCCGATAGTTTCATTCCCCTTAAAGTCTAAGGTCACGTACACTTGCCGAGAATAAGTAGTTCCCGCTGCTGTAGTAGGCAAAGACGCAGCCCGAGGAAGTCCGGCACGATGCCATTTAAATCCATCCCATTTCTGAAGTCCAAATCGGGACTTTAAAAATGAATCCTTTTCATTGGTCAAATTGAAATATAGGATATCATCAAGTTCCGTGAAAGATACTTCAGAAGATGTTAGGGTTGGGATCCAACTAATGTCGGATTGAACCCCGCATCTCCGATTTGTCTCTAAATCCCAGAGAAATAGCTCATTAGCGCCTGAAGCAAAGGATACTCCCGACGTAGCAGAACACATCAATACAGGACTCTCCCCAGTCTCACCTACGTAAGGGACTACTTTACGGACTTGGTATGTTCCGGATTGGGCAGCAAGACTATACGCCTCATCCCCGTTGCGAGTGTAATACACGCCGTCCGGGTCTTGAACCATGTTCAACATGTCGCGGAATTTCTCAGGCTGCTGAGATAGCAAAGACCCCGGCATCCCAAGTCCACCAAGTTGCTTTTGCTTGATTGAAGGCATTAGTACACCAAAAAGTCAGTGTCCGTAATCACTGGGTCGCCAGGATCCCGAGACTTGTTGCTAAATAGGGAAATTATGTCTGCTTCCGTGGATTGAGTAAAGCCCATCTGCTTGTCGGCATCAGAATAGTTTTGGCGAGTGTAAAGGCGCTGACGGACGTAGTCCAACAGGTATGGCTCAATTGATTCTGGCAATTCTGTGTGAGTGGACGAGGACGCTCCCATAACGATGTACTGCCCCGCCGCCACTCCGGCTGTTGCTCCAACATACGTTAAACTTGCCGGCAATGAGGAAAAATTTGCCGGTAGATTTGACTGAATGACTGTGCCGGCAGAGTTTACGATGGAGATGACGTCGTCAACTTCCGGCATTAAAGAATCTACTGTGCCTGTTAATACTACAGAATTGGGACTCCCGGAGGTTATTGACTGAATAGTTGCCCACCGCTTATCAAAGCGTTTGAGCTTGCGGAAGTAGGTTACGCGGAACTTATCAAAAGCGAAGGACGTATTGCTTTCGCTTAGGCTGAAGATAATCTGACCATCCCGTACGAAGTAGCCAAAGAAATCTGGACGCTCAACGTCGGCAATACGTTTTGTTGGACGATAGCCCTGATTGACATTACTGTCCCCGAAACGCACTTCGACTAGCATGATAGCGTTGGTGGAGTAGATGTCGGAAGGGAGATCGTAGGACAGTTGCCCGTTGACGAAGCTGTACTCTTGACTAGCGAGGAAGAGATCGGGAGTGTAGTTTTGACGATGGATCAAGGCTTGGATAGCTTTGACTCCATCGTTGAAGAACTCGATAATTTCTGCATCAGTCACCGCATTTGTGTCTTTGTTGTCTGTAGAACGACGGACGGTATTGATGAGAAATTCTAGGCGTCTCATTAGTATGAAATCCTTGAAGCAAATTGCTGTGCGTTACCTACAGCTTTACTCTGTGCGTTCAGTTTGTCTACGACAGATTGGTATTCCATTTCACGTTCTTTACGCTTACGTTCTAGCCCCGCCGAGAGTACTTTCATTGCGGCCAATCCACCCTTTACCCAAGGGTTTGAAGCCGCAAGAGCTGCTCCTCCAGCCGCATCGCCGGCAGCATCGCCCCCAGCTCCTTTTGTTGCGGCCCCTTGGGCTTCTACTTTGTTGTTGTTGGCTAATTCATCAGAAGTCATACCCAATCGACCAGCCATTGTATCTTCTAGCATCGGTCGTTTGCGTTTCCCGTACAATTCTTCTTCAGAGAGGTTAAACATATTATTTGGCCCATAATCAAAATCGTTCATTTGTTGCTCCTAATCAATGTTTCCAGTCTATCGAAACGGTGGTTGAGATGCTCCATGTCATTCTTGCGAATCTCTTTAATAACTTCAATCTTTGAATCCACCACAGCTTCAGCTTTTTCCATAAAGTACTTATCAATTGCAAAAGCCATCCCGATAACCGCACCATAGCTTGCAACTACTATACCAAGTGCCTTAATAGTAATTACGAGAAGGGCTTTCATGGTTTACTCCTCGAGGTCGTCAATTTTATCTACAACTGACCTAAGCACTTGGCGCATTTTGGCAATGGTTGTGATCTGCGCCCAGTCGATGTTCTTTAGTTCTTCCTTGGCAGCATCGCGCTTTGCTTTACGCTCTAGGCGCTTTTGCTCTTTAATAGCTTGGCGCTGCTCTTTCGCTACCTTCTTTGCGTCGTCATTTACCAGGACTTTCTGGCCAGTGTTGACTTGCTCATAGCCATCGAGGCGCTCACAGAAAGCCTGAGGATTATCCATGCGATACTTAGCTGTGAAGCCTATGTCACATTGAAGCGTTGACATAGCAAGCTTGCAGGCATCCTCATCAGTGCACAAAGACTGTGAGTTGACGGTGTAAATTGGCGCTCCGTTTACAACCTCGTCGATGATAGTGGCAGACTCCCAATCAATACCGTCGAAGCAATAACATGCCTCTTGGGGCAAATCTTTGCAGGACAATTTTCCTGCATCAGGGCTTAAAGCAATAGCTTTAACCGCCTCCGAGTGCGGAATGTAGTTAGAACAGGCAAAAACAGGGAAAGAAAAAAACATAAATACGATTAAGAATTTCATGGCGCACTTCCTTTGCATTCAACTGTGCAATACGCATCCAAAGCAACGACCGTAGAGCTTACAGAATATGTTTGATGAATAAGACCTCCACTCGCCGAGGTCAGGGGGGATACTTGCCCCATGGCCGGGATGGTTCGCTCAATGCAAGTGTTGGTACACTGATAGATCGAGGATGCTGCGAATGTTCCGTTTGCAAAAGTTGTTTGATAGCTCCCCGTCGATGCCCTTGCAACAGTCGCTCCACCACATGTGTTTGTATATACAGTGCAGGGCGTAGTAGTACAGTTGGTCGATGCACTTGCACCCCCGAACTGAACCGTACACGTTCTTGGTCGACTGATTCCAGGGACTGTCATCACGTTAGCAAAGGTGCCTGTGATTTGAGACTGTGACCAGCCGTTGATTGGGATTCGGGCGATAAATGAAACGGCTTCGCCCGATGCCGCGATAGTTGTTCCGTTTGCAGCCAGCAACGAATTGACTGAGCCGCTACCAAATACAAAAGAATCAGACATAGTCACGTAGGTCAATGACGGAGCGATGTGAACCAAGCCACCCTTTTGGTTGGTTGAAGCGAGCCCTCTTCCGTATGTGCCCGCCGCCTGAATACTTGGGATGATTGTCGAGTTCGCCGAAGTAAGTGCTGTGCCCGCGAGCCTTAGATTAACTCTCGCCTCGGTCGCGGTAGAGGTGCCCGAGGTAAACTTCACGCGCATCAACAAATCAGAACCTTGTTTCATGCACTGATCTTGAATTGATGAGACAGTACCGAACCCCGCGAAGTCGGCTGTTGTTAATCCGCACGAAACCCAAGCGCCTTCGTTTGTCGCCTGAGAATAAATCTTAGATGCGGGCGGGTAGTAGTAAATCTTAAATTTTGGATTACCCCCTCCTGTCCCAGTGTCATCCGCAGACATGGTAATTGAGCCTGTTCCGCTGGCGACGTAGACCTCAAATGTCCTAGACCCTGAAGAGGTATAGCTGAAATCTCCTGCGACTACGTTTGGAATAAGAGTGGTGCCTGCAACAGATGCTTGCGTGATTCCCGTGGTGGTACCGTCAAATATGGCTGCCCTAGAGTTAGTGGCAGTGCTTGCAAAAGAAACATAGTCAGCAACAAAGACAACTCTTCCGGGGGGGACGTTAGCGCATGTGACAGCAAACTTGTTGGCATCCGTAGTTGCGCATCCCCAATCATTAATCAAATAAGTTGGTGCGGGAAAGGCAGCAACTGTTGTGAATGCGCCCGGCGTAGTGCTTGTTCTTGAGATACTTGCAGACGTAGTAGCCGCAAAGTACCCCGACACAGCAAGCTGCGCCTGCGCCACTTCCGGTGACATTGTAGATGGCATAGCTCCAAGTGAAGCCTTGCCAAGCCAAACTACATCGTTTGATGCAACATCTTGCACAAAGCATACTTCTGCTGTTGAGCCGGTTGTTACTGTTGGAATGACGTACTCAATGAATGTTTCGTTAGACAAATCACTAGTCAGAGGAGCGCAGGTTTGAATGACCCCATCAACACGAGAGCAAACTTTGCCATTATGCGCCCCGGATACTGCCACCCACATAGATGCAACAGACTGCTTAGGCCATGGAGCGCCGGTTAAAATAGATCCGCAAACTGTACCTACCCACGAAGTCATGTTTAATCGGTAAGACTGCGCTGTTGTAGGAAGCTTATAGGCAGTCTGTGCTGAAATTGAAGCAGAGCCAGAAGTATCTACCTTTGTCCAGCTAGAGCTAAATGTTGATGCCGAAAAGCTGGGATTTTCTAGCTGATTCATCCCATCTAGTTCGATTAGTGTCCCGGCAGTTGTTTTTGTTGCCAGGTTTGACGGTACTTCAAAGTTAAAAGTTGTCGTCCTTGTCCCCTGTGTCTGACCCCGTAAAGTAGTAGGGGGCAATCCACCAAATGCCTCTGTCGTGACAAAGAAAAGAGATATTAAAAGTAGTAGCGCCTTCATTATGACCTCGTTAGCCATTGCATATTGTATCGCGGGTTACTTGCTGCGCCAAAAATACTTACGTTTGCGCCACAAGGAACGAAGCCAGAATCACGTCCTGGCTGCATTTCTTGACCGCTAGTAAGTGAAGCCGTTGCCCCAATGGCAAAATAAAGATTGTCTGCGTTGCCGTCGTCGGCAGAAAGAATAAACCCAATGGCGTTAGCGGGTGCAGTCAGCGTTGAAGCGGAAGCGCCCTGAGTTGCGTTGGCGATTGTGCCGCCGTCAGATTGTGCCGCCCCCGTTCCAGAGGAAACCTTTACAACAGATTGATCGGAAGCAAGGGTTACTGCCAAGCTGTTTGCCATGGTCTTTTGACCAAGCGAAGCAGGAAGCAAGGCGATGAGTGATGTTAAACGCTGGGCAACACGCTGAAGTCGCCCGTTAAGACCACTTGATGCTGTGTCTGTTGCCGGAGCTGTCTCTGTAAGTGCCCCAATAAGACCTTGCTCTGTCGTTTGGTTGGCAGAAGTTGCTGCGCCCGCCGGCAAGGGGAGTGTTTGGTCGGAAGCCAAAACTACCGCAAGAGATGCAGCAGCGGTTTTTGTGCCAATAGATGCTGGCAACAAACCAATCAGTGAAGTCAATCTCTGAGCAACGCGCTGAAGACGACCATTAAGCCCACTAGACGCGGTATCTGTGCCTGGTGCTGTTTCTGTTACTGCACCAAGAAGTACGTTGCCAGCGTCTTGTTTTGCTTCTGTTGCGGCACCTGTAGGCAATGGCCAAGATACAGCATCAACAGTAATAGAGTTGCCGCCGTCAGCTATGTGGACATGACCGCTTGCACTTACTTCAATTGTTTGCTGAACTCCCCCTGCGGTAACACCAGCGGTAACAAGAGATGATGCCGGAGCGGCAGCTCCATCTGTTCCTACTGTCGCTCTTAAAACCGAGTCAGCTACCGGGACTGCTGTGGCGCGAAGTTGAGCATCAGTTAGCGGTCCAGATACCGGAACTGCCGTGGCTCGAAGTTGCGCATCAGTGAGGGGAGAAACTAATTGCCCAGAACTATCTAAGATATTTGTGGGCAGACCGCGAGAGTTAGCAGGCGTTACGGTGTCTCTTGATACTTCTGTAATAGTTCCGTTTAGCTTATACGCTACCGGACCTGATGTGATGATTGGACTCCCGTTGACGTCAGCTTTGGGAGTAATCCACCGCATGACTTTGAACAAGTTGCCTACCACAGGTAACACCGGCAATTCTCCAGCAAGGGTAATGGTATTTGCTGTGACTGAAATGACGCCGACTTCTACTGATGGATTGGCTGATGTGGGGTCAAATCGTATCATGTCGCCCGGCAAAGCTTCGTGAGCCGTAGCGTTAATGACTGATTTTGTGCTGCTTGCTTCTACTGCGTCATCCGCTGTAGATGCTTCAAAGAGAACTTTCTGAACTGTATCAGAGGCGTAGGATCCTCCACCAGCTCGACCGACTTGCTGAAGTGTTTGGTATTGTGGCTGGCCCGATTTTTGCTGGGTTCTGTAGCCTTGCAGTGCTGACATCTGGATCTCCTCGTCCTTAAGGCGAATCTTAGTATCTGTATAAATTATGGGGGACCGAAATCCCCCAAGTCAATTAAAGGTTAGTAGCGTATGAGCGATGCAAGAACGAAATTGTAATGTCGGCATCTGCTGCTGCCGGAGAGCCAGCAATTGAGCGACAAATTACACGAATTGAGCTTTTTGTTACCGCAGATACACGAGCAGAGCGATCTGCTGTGCTGGGGACGATTCCTACTGGTACAAGGTCAGCTTGAGCAGCTTGACCCGCCGCAAGGTTGATTGTGTAGTCGCCAGTGCCGTTATCTACGATTGAGCCAATAAAACGAGCATCCGGACCGCCGGCAACTGGTGTACCAGCTGTGCCGTTTACTGTGATTGTGATGAGAGTTGAGCCAATTTGGCGTGACTTGATCGAACGAGCTACTGACATAAATTTCTCCTATAACCCTTGGGAGGGATGTTGTTGTTTTCTCTGCTTAACCATAAGCAACATCCGTATTACTTATGGCTAAACAAAGAGTAGCAAGAATTACAAAATAATCCAGCTTCGTATATTATTTGAGATAAGTTGCTAAGTAGTCAAGAAGAAATAAAAAGGGGAGCCGAAGCTCCCCCATTCTACTAAATTAATTATTTCAATTATTTAGCAAGACCAGTCAACAATCCGTGAGCAGTTGGAGTTATGAAGTTTTGGTAGTATCCTCCGTATCTTGCTTCGTACTCATCGCTGTCTGCAACACGCAAGAACGTAGTGTTGTCATCAGTGAACCAGCCGAAGTCCGGACGGTGGATACGCTCGATGAAGTCGTCGTTGAGGAAGTACATTTTGTCTTCATCAGCGAAACGGTCAACGAACATTGGGATTGCGCCGCGAGTCGACATGAACTCTACACCGCTGAAGCTCAGTGCGCCTTTCAAGTTGCGGTTAGGCAAGTTGTAGACTTTCTGATCTTCGAGCTGTGCCAAAATCTTTTGAAGTTGGTTGTAGTTCATGACGATCATCTTCGGAGCTTGACCGAAAGCTTTTTCAGTTTTGAGCATAACTTCGTTCATCATGTCAGTGATGATACCAGCGCCGCCTGCCGCAACTTGAGTTGCCTGCCAACGACGTGCAACCGGAAGACCGTACAAAGAGCCAGAAGAAGCAAGCAATGCTCCGCCAAGACCTTGTGGTTCAGCTTGGTATGAACGCTGGATGCAAAGACCAGTAGTTGCCAAAACTGGGCCAACGCCTGTCAAAGCAGCGAGAACCGGAGAAGTACCGATCAAGCTAACTTGACGGACAGAAGGAGCTACTGCCGAAATCTCGAGGAGATTTGTTACAGCATCGCCGCCTTCAGCAGCACCGCCAGTGTTGAGAGGGAAAGCGCCCAAACCAGTTACGATTTGAACAAAGTCCTTCTCTTCCCAGTTAGCTTCGTTCCATGAAGCAGCAGAGATAGTGATAACGTACGGTGAGCCAGAAGTACCAGCGCCAGATACGTTAGTAGCAGCATCGCCGCGACCAAGGATACCAGATCCGTCACCGAAGAGGATACGTGAGCTGTTGCGCATGTATGACTCAACGGTCTTCTTAACAGGGAACGCGAGGTATTTCTGGAACGCGCCTTCAGTAGAAGATGCGGCCTTCAATGATTCGCGGTCAACAAACACACGGCCGTAAACTTTCTGAGCAGTAACTACTGCTTGTTGTACGTTCGATGCGTTGCCGACTGGAAGGAGCTTCGCGCCGACTGAACCTGAGAAGCTCAATTGAGTCTCAATGTTCATCTGCTTGCCTACGAAGTTGTACTTCTTCTTGATACGACCTTCAAGGACGTTGGCGCTGTTGTACATGTTCGCCGAGCGACCTTGGAACTTAGTGAGAAATAGACCCGATTGGGTTGTGAGCGAGAAATTTGCCATGATTAGCCTCCGTGCTAATTGATTGTTTTAGTCTTCAAAATCGTCAAAACTCTCAAGAGAATTGACTTCAGGTTTCTTATCCGCTTTCTCCGGAGCACCTTTAGCTCTCAGTTTAGCGTTTAAGTCTTTAACACCCTTTGTCACACCGAAGCGCGACTCAAGTTCCGCTTTAACATCTGCCTCTTTAACCCCATATTCGCGCATCATATTGGCCAAAGATTGGATAGTCTTAGCGAGTTTGTCGGAGCCGATTTCATCTGCGTACGGCATCACAAGCTCTTTGGATTTATTCAGGTAGGGGCGTTGTACCGCGTAGTCTACCACAAATTCCGGAGTTGGCTTGAATGATGGGTCGTCCGAGTAGATTTCCTCAAGTTCCGTCATTGCTTCCACGAACAGGCTTTCGCTGACGCCATGTTTCTCGCGGATTTGGTCGACGTGTGATGTGAACCTTTCGGATTCAGCAGCTTGCACTTCGGCTTCCTGACGAGCGGTCTGACGGCCACGGAGATAGTCCGTTTCCTTCTTTAAGAAATAATTTTCACGCTCCACATCAGACATGTCAAGCAATTTGCCTAACTCATCTAAACGGGCTTCCATTGAACGCTTATGCAGCTCTGGCGTGGGTATACCCACCATCTCTGCCAAATAGCTGATTGCTTCATACGGGTCTTTGCTGTTGTCACCAACGATGGCTTTGATGTCCGCAGTCACCTTATCGACGAACTGGCGTTGGTTTGCTGTGTGTGCTTTAAGGGCTTCAACTTCTTTGCGTTGTGTGCCCAACTCTGCGAACTTCTTGTCGTAAACTACTTTGCCAGAGTAGTTGCTTACCAAATCTGCAAGAGGTACATCCGTATACGATCCATCGACCTTGACTCTAACGGGAGTGGTCTGTTCAAGGCCAAAAATGTCTTCGCCGACCCGGATTCTAATTTTTCCCTTAGCTGCTTCGGCACTAAGTTCAGAGGGTAGGGTGCTTTTTTCTTCGGAGTCTTCAGACTCTTTAGATGTCTTTTCCAGCTCTTTTTGTTCTTTGGACGGCTTTTCATCCTTCTTAGTATCGCTCTTTTCGTCTTCGGTGTCGTCAAAATCGCTAAGAAGTTTTAGCTCCTCTTTGACTTCTTCCTTGCCGGATTTACTCGGTTTTCCCTCGTCTTGACTCCAATCGTCATCTGACATGACGTCAGGATTTTGACGAGCCTCGTCATCGCTCAAGTCGTCAAACGACTCATTTGGATTGCCCTTGGTGTAAACACTCGGGGTTTCCTCTACTTGCCCAGCGGCCACTGATTCCAACATCTACTAAACTCCTTGTTCAATATCCTGCTGAATCTGCTCTTGCGTAAGTTCCATCTGGCTTGTATCCATGCCTGAATTTTGCACGGCTTCCATTGGATTTGCTTGCGGAAGAGGAGCAGGAGCGGTTTCTGCAATAAGGTCTGAAATATCAAAGTAGACTGGAAACTTAGAGAGCTGCGACAATTCCGCAGCAAACTTCATGTTCTTTGCCGCTTTCTCCTGTGCCAACATTTCTACTGCCGCGATGAAGTCGGACAATTCCTGCTTAATCTCAGGGCGTGTGTAGAGTTTAAATGACACTGATTCGATGTGGCGGTAGAAAATTCTTAAGGTTGCAATAAGGTTGTCCGACTGCTCAGGATCCGGGACTTGCTCGCCATTCAAGATCATCTCGAGCAATGTGCGGGCAGTATCGACGCCGTAGGTCGACTCTGTCTTAAAGGCATCGTTCAAGCCCAGGTCGAGGAGTTCGACCATCTCTTCTTTACCAAAGAGCGGGTCTTTCTGGTTGGCAGCGTTTAGGTCGATGATGTCGGCAATGCGCCCAGACTTGGTATCTGACAACATTGGGACGTTCTCAAGGCGAACATCATAGATTTGGTTGAAGTCCATCTTCTCAAATGACTTGATGAGGTATTCGTTATTCTTGCCGAGAAGATTGACTGAGCGACCATCGCTTGCGCGGTAATACTGCGCCATGCGGGAGATCATAAGACGGTAGACGTCTAGGACGCGACGCTTGCGTTTAGCCACTGTGTTTGATGCGCGTTGTTGTTCTTGCTCATCAAGATAGCGGATAGCGGATGCTGCGGTAATGCCGGCAGGCACTTCACCTTTTGAGATGTCGAAGACGCCAGATAGCTTACCGATCTGAGAGTCTAGCGCCTGGGTGTATTCCAATTCGCCACGATTGACCCATTGTGGGAACTCGAGCTTCGGTGCGACCGGACCTTTAAACACGACAGAGCCGTACTCATTGTTCAGGGATTTTTGGTCAATTGACCCTTCAGGCACCATCCATTTTGGGGCTGAACCAACGCCATGAGAGCGGGCAGAGCCCGACGTCATGTTGTTAATCATGCGGATAAGCTGCTCTGTGTTAGTTAAGAACGAGCGCCCCCAG